CGGGCATGGACTGTCGACGGTGGCCACCGCCATTCTTGCCGTCGAGCTGCGCGGTACCGTCGCCGCGGGTGGGCTTGCGGAGGGTTTCGGTAACTTTGGCATTCTTGCCGCGGACTTCCCCCTCTTCTCCGGCCTGAGCAACGTCGTTGTCGTAGTGCTGCGCCTTGATAATCATTTCGATAGTCTCAGGCGAGAACTTACCCATCATGGCGTCTTTGGCCACGCCGATAAACCACGCCATGGCGTCATCAATCTGGTCGTCGCTCAGACCTTTGTCCTGTTGAGCTTTTTCGAGCACGGTCAGTGATTCGGCAAGGTTAGAGGAGTATTCTTCCTCATACTTCTGCTCTTTAGCGACGCGCTCCATGTATTCTTTATTGGCTTCGGCGATGGCTTCCTGTTTCTCGGGGTCGTCGATAGCATCTTTGATGTCCTGGCCATACAGACGTATCAGGGCAACAGCGGGATCATCTCCGTCTTTCCAACTCATCATCAGCCGGGCTGAACGCGGGTCGGAGGTAAACATGTCGGAGAACTTTCCCTCGCGCTCCTTATAGCCTGCAAGCTCGCTGTCGTATTGGTCGTAGTCGTCGTTTATTCGACCGAATAACTGCTCGTCGTCGTCAAATTGCTCATCAGGATACTTACTCCTCATTCGCTCCAACGTCTTTTCGCGTTTGCTTTTAACTGTTTCTGTATCAGGCATAATGCTTCGGGTTAGATTGTTGTAATTTATTCTACTGCAAATATACGCGCATATCCGACAGCCAATCTTTTATCTTTTACCGCTTATCGTTATTTTTGCAATAGGCTATGCAATGATGATAGCCGGTTACCAATCAGTGAAAAACTTCAGCTGCAAAAGCGAATTCCATCACGAGCGTACACAAGATCTACTGCGTGCGTATTTTCAATATCTGAAGTCGTGCAATCATGTATCCATGCCCGAGGTTTTCAAAAGTGTGGTCAATATGCCTGCCGCCCGATTTTGGGTGTCTGCCTCGCGCGCAGCTGTCGTCGTCGCAAACATCATGCGCGGCGACAATCTTCTTTATATGCGGCCAAATAAGCGCGAGATGTTTCTTGAGATACATCGGCGCGTGGTCGAATTGCGCCGCGTTTATTCGAAATGGTCTCTTCCAAGACTGATTGAAGCTGTCGTTGCGCAGCCTGCGCCTCGGTTCTACTTGGCTCCGGGGAGCGCCCGTGTTCTAATTCTTAAAGCGAGAAAACAATGGTTCGCGGCAAAATCGAAAAGACTGCGGGGTTGCTGATAGCCCTGTATGTCGTTATATGCTCGCTGGTATACGTCCCTGATTGGGACACAGTCGGAGCTGCGGCGGGATGCGGCATGTTGCGACGGTTAGGATATTCTTTCTTTCATGCCTCGGCAATCCATGCCACTATCAACGCCTGGTGTTTCGTATCAATACTCTTTCTCTACAATGTGACGTGGCTCCACATGGCGGTGGCGTATGCCATCGCCGTAGCGGCGCCTAATATCGCTCTGTCTTCTGAGCCGACGGTTGGACTGTCGGCGGTATGCTTTGCTCTTCTAGGCATGATAGCTTTTCAGGTTCAACGCAAGCTATATTACAACGCCTGTATGGCACTGTATATCTCGGTGGGTTTCCTGTTCCCGTTAGTCAACGGCTGGCTTCATCTCTACAGTTATGTCGCCGGACTGCTTGTCGGCGTCCTCAATATGCCTATGCCATGCAAAATGAGGTAGCCGATATTCTCAGAATCAATCAGGAGCGGCTTAATGAAATCCACGCTCCCTTCAATCCCGTCTCCGGCAAAGGCTCTGTCGGTGCGAGATTCGAATGCTTCATCAAGGACTTTCCCATTAAGCGTCAGTGGCTACCTGAAGCCATGCGCAAGATACCCCTTGTGCGTCAGCTTATAGCTGCGGGCTCCCTCGAGAGTTTCTTGTGCAATACCCTCGGCATGGACTATGCCGACGAAGAGGAATACGAGGCTGACCGTCTAAAGGTCATCGAACAGTTTGTTCGCATCCGCTGTCGCCACGACTTCCCCTTTTGGGCGGCAACATACGTTTGGATTAAGAATAAGGGCGGCGGCGCCGACGTGCTGTTTCGTCTGACGCGGCCTCAGCGGCGCTTCGTAGAAAAGCTGGAGGAAAAGCGGCTGGCGAAGAAGCCGATTCGCCTTATTCTGCTGAAGGCGCGTCAGTGGGGCGGCTCGACAACGTCGCAGCTCTATATGGCGTGGCTGCAGCTCGTTCACCGTGTGGGCCTCAACTCGCTTATCATAGCGCATCAGACTTCGGGCTCAGACGAGATACGTGATATGTTCAACCGCATGCTCGACAGCTACCCGATGTCGATGCTCTATAAGTTCGGTGCTGATTACGACGACAACGAGCCGAAACTTGTCGGCGTCGGCATGTCGGGTCTTATCCATTCGGTGCCGCAGCGCAACTGCAAGATAAAGATTGGCACAGCCAAGAATCCCGATTCTTGCCGCGGCGGCGACTATAACCTCGTACATTGCTCCGAGGTCGGCATCTGGGAAAAGACGGATAAGAAGTCCCCCGAGGATATTGTCCGCTCGGCCTGCTCGGGCGTGCTTTATAAGCCCTACACAATGATTGTGTATGAGTCGACTGCCAACGGCACGGGCAATTTCTTTCAGATAGAATATGACGCCGCCAAGAGCGGGAAGTCTCAGTTTGAGGCAATGTTCGTTTCGTGGTTCGACATCGAGCAATATTCTCTCGACTTCGAAAGCGTCAAAGAAAAGGAGGCGTTTGCGCAGTGGCTCTACAATAACCGCGACAATGATAATGCACCCTCGGCGCGCGAGGAGACCGGCCGTTACCTGTATTGGCTTTGGGATAAGGGCGCCACGCTCGAAGCTATCAACTGGTATATCAGAGAGCGCGCCAAATCCAACGACCACGCTATCATGGCTTCGGAATATCCCTCTGACGACGTCGAGGCTTTCGTCCATTCAGGCACCCGTGTATTCGACAAATACCGTGTGGAGGCGCTGAAGCCAACGTGCAAGCCGCCCTATCAGGTGGGCGACGTATATGCCGACTTTGACGAGGGCAAGAAGGCTCTGCAGAATCTTCGTTTCTGTGAAGACCGGCAAGGGTTGTTGTGGGTGTGGGCCCATCCCGAGATTGACCCCGAGGAGAAGGTCACCGACCGATACCTCACAGTCGTAGACGTCGGCGGCCGCTCGGCAAAGGCCGACTGGTCTGTCATCGTGGTCTTCGACCGTCTGTTTATGGCCGAAGGGGGCAAGCCCGTCGTTGTAGCACAGTGGTATGGCCATATCGACATCGACCTGTTGGCATGGAAGGCAGCGCAGATTGCCGCGTACTATGACAACTCGCTGCTTGTCATCGAGAGTAATACTCTCGAGACTCACGACCGCGAGCGCAATGTCGACGGCGATCAGTCGCAGTTCATCCTTAATCAGATCAAGGACGTCTACCCCAACCTATATGAACGCAAGCAACCTGAAGATGATATTGTCGAAGGCGCGCCGAAACGTTATGGCTTTCACACCAACGTGTCAACGAAGCCGATGATTATTTCAACGCTCGTTAAGGTTATACGCGAGGGGCTGTATGTCGAGCGCGACGAGCGATGCCTGGCCGAATATATCTTTTACGAGAAAAGGCAGAGTGGTTCTTTCGGCGCTATAACAGGCAAGCATGACGACCTGCTGATGACGCGCGCCATAGGCTTGCATATCTGTTTCTACGAAATGGATATCCCCAAAATTATCCCCGTTAAGAAGAAGTATAACCGTGGCCGCAAGAAACCAATAACTGCCGCTACATTTTAACCAACCTTTTAATTATGAATATCTTTAGAAAATTCTTCGCTTTCCTCCGTCTTCGTGAAGCAGTCAAGATGGCCGAGAAGGAGCATCTTAAAACAGGACGGCGTTACTATGTCATGCCGCAGCATGGCAGTGCCGGTAAAAAGCTCGTCGTAATGGATCGACAGAATTTCCGCCGTCTCAAGATGAAACACTATATCAGCCGCGACGCCCGGGTGTTCGACCTTGTGCGCGAGTGTTTCTACTGCACGGGCTACAGCAACGGCGATCAGTATCTCGACGCTATCGGCCGCAAGAGAAAGGCCATGCAATATTTCGAGTGGGTCGATGCCGACCGTAAAATAACAAAAGTACGTCGCAGAAATGGGAAAGTATAACGTCGGCTACCACGGCCCGGGCTCAGGCCGCGATTCAGAGGGCATAGCCACATTGACCAGCGACACCATCGCTGTCGACAACGTGAAAAAGAAGAAGCGGAGCAAAGCAGGTAAAGCTCCGAAGTAACACGAAGGGCGAGTATCCTGTTGGTTACTCGCCCTATCTTCATATTATGTTCTTGAAGCGCTGTCAGGCTGCCTGCATCTGAGGATTCATCAGCATTTGGCGTGCCGCCTGAACGTTCTGCATATTCGCGCCGGCCTGAACCTGCTGCTGCAACTGCGGCGACATTGCGTCGGGAATCTGGCCCTGTTCAAGCTGCTGCTTTTGGCTGCGGATGGATTGCAACAGGTCGTCGGCAAACGGGAAGTCTCCGTGCTCAAGAAGCTGCTCGACTGATATTGCCTGAGCCTGCCAAAGCTGCATAAGTATGTCGTTGGACATCTGACGGAATGCCGGGGTGTTCGTACTCTCGATAATCGAGAGGTCGAAGTCGACGTCACGAATTGTTTTGGGGTCGTATTCAACCCACGCATTCTTGCCGACAATATTGAATATACGCTTGGTGTCGTAGAATTGCTGCATATTCTTCACGTCCTTGATGGCTCCGTCCTTGACAAAGTAACTGAAGCTGTCAAGCAGATCGAGCAACGACGTCGTGGCGTTCTGTGTCTGCTGGTTATACAGGGCGGCGCTTTGGTTGGCATAACCGGGCTTGCCCTGCAGCGCGCCGTTGACACCTGATATATCTTCGAAGAATTTCAGCTGCAGGTTCAGCAATTCCGTTATGCCTATCTGCGTGGAGTTGTTGGCTATCTGCTGAGGAACGGCAACGCCTGGTCGCGGCTTATAGTAGACTATGCCGTCAAATTTGCCCCATTCCTCGGCAATATCCTCCATGCTCATACCATCAGGCTCGCAGCCCTCGGGGAACAGGAGCACACCCTTGGCCGACGCTCTCATGATAAAGTCATAGAGGGTTATCAGGCGGTTGGTGTAGCGCTGCTGGTCTATGACGTCGGCAACGAAACTGTGAATCTCGCCGTCAATGAAGGGGTACGCCTTGAAGACATACGGGTGTCCTTTATGCTCGTATGGCGTTTCCCCCTCTTTGAGTATATCGCCGAACGGGGTCAGATAGTAGTAGTACCAATAGTGGTCTATCATCCACGTCGCCTTGATAAGCGGAATTTCATTATCGGGCATACCGGCCGCACGCCCTCTCATAAGGCGCTCCTGATTGACCTTGCCGACCATCTCGTAGTAATCATCGACGTCAATCTTATAGACGTCACCGTTATTGAGGTCGTGGCAGCGGTAGCGGGGCTTGGCCTCTTTGCGCCATACTTCGACAACCCTGCAGCGTGTCGGGTCACTGGTAAACAGAAAGTCGAAGTTCTCAAGGCGCGAGTAGCCGAAGCGTTCGGCGTAGTTGGAAATATACTGCTTGTTGTGGGCAAAGGTATATATTTCCCTGAAGCGGCGGTAGTCCTCGGGTGTCTCGGCGAATTGCGAGCACAGGGTTTCAAACGACACGTCGTGAACTTCGCCAAGGCAGGTCACGTCCCACCCTCGGAAGTCGCGCATGTTGTTGTCGATAAAGAAGTTGTTGGGATTGACGTAGTCAGTCCAGCAATCCATCTTCTCGTTGCGCCATCCGAACGATTTGCGATGCACGATAAGACCACCGATAAGAAACTCCTCCATAGTTCGGGCGAAGACCTCCGTCATGCGGTTAAGCTGCATGTTGCACTGCAGGATTGTGGTCATTGTCTCGCCGAGCTTCTGCTCGTCACGGTCGCGGGCATAGCACGTCGGCTCCTTCGCCTGGCTGCGGTATACGCCCAGCACATTGCGCACAAGGCGACGTATCAGGTTATTCTTCAAAGGAACATTACCCTGCTTTGCAATGTATTCTTCCTCGGTCATGGTGCAGCCGTCAACCTGAATGACGTCTTTCCATTGGTCGCCGTAACAATAGCGTTTGTTGCGCTCGCGATCGCGGCGGAATTGGTCCATATTGTTCCAATGGTGCTGCGCTTCCATTAACACATCAAACGCACGTCTGTCGCCACGCCGCTTTGAAGTGGCAACAGTGTCCATCTCGTCCTCGTCGCTGCGGGGACTCACTCGGCTCATGCGGTATAGCTTTTCTTCAGACATCTTATAATCTATTTAGGGTAATGCTCGTGTATGCAAATTTACATCTCGCGGGCATTACCCTTTGTTTAACTATTACCGCTTAGCTCATTTGAGCTTAATGCCATGGTGGCTTTTGAGCCATTCAATATATTCGTCGTCAAGCAGACCGGCGTCGTAAAGGTTTTTGAAATATGCTGTCGGATCATGAAGGGCGTTGACGAGCTGGCGCATATCCGCATACATCTGATTTTCAGCCGTAGCCCTTTCGCTTCGTTCCGCATCGGCTATAGCCTCGCGGTCCGCGTCAATATCAGGCTTGAAGCTGTCGAAAATCTCATGTCGCAGATATTCGGGCGAATTCTCCAGGAAGTTGACCTTCTCGGCGTACTTAATCACACCCTCATCCGCGGCGTTCTCATACTTCTTCATCAGCTTGCGCGTGGATTCATACTCCTTGAGGTATTTGAAGTATTCGTTCTGAAGTTTGCGGTTTGCCGTGCGCTCGTCGCCCGATTTTATTAGACGGTTCGCAATCGGGATGTTGCGCCATTCAAATTCACGGTCGCCGAAGATGGTCTCGCCGGTCTTGTTCAACTTATTGGGGAAGGTAAACATTCCGCCAAAGGTGCCGTTGAGAAGATATTCTATCTTGGCGGGGTTGATGTCGATATAGCCTTTTTTGTAGTCGTCACCGCCGGAGGTTTCGTTGAGCCATTTGGCGAAGTCTACGAGATGCTTATCTGCGCTGGCGTAGGCCTTTGTCCATTCAGGATCATCTTTGTTAAAGGCTGTATCCTTGTAGACAGGCAACCCTGTCCAGCTCTTATTCATAATATACGCCTCGGTGAACGGTTTTGCTGCGCTCGGGATGAAAGGCGATATGCCGCCCCCGCCTTCGAGCATGTCGATGGGAAGAAGCTGCGTGACCTGAGCCGCCATTTGAAGTCCGAGTTCCATGCCGCTGTAGCGCTCGTTGCCGCTTATAACACCGTAGGCAAGCTCGCCCATTCCATACATTGCCCTATATTCGATGGGAAGCGGGATTGTAACCCACTGTTCACCGGCATAGAAACAGATGTTGGAACGACGGATATATTCGGGCAGATTGTAGTAGGCGTTCTTGTCGTCGTCGTCACCATCACCGCCGCCCAACATTTCGGCGAGCATGGGAATGGCGTAGCCGAGGGCCATAAGAGCCGAAGCACCCGCAGTCGCTTTGACAGGATGCAATTTTGCCTGACGGGCGAAATTGGTCATGCCCTGTATGCCGGCGTTCCAGAACACGTATAGCAGTCGGCCGACGCCACCAAGGTAAGCGCCGATTTTGCCGAGTCTTGTCTGTCCGTTGGCATTGACCATCTTGCCGCCACTGCCCTTCTTGTTGAAGTTGACACTAATCTCCTTTGCGTCATAGATTGCTCGGTCGACGCTGCGTCCAAACTCACTTGACGTTACGAATGCGGCGAAGCGGGCACAGTTTTCGGCGGAGCGGTTGAGCAAGTCTAACTGCATTCCGAGCGCCGCCCATGCTTTGCGGCCGGTGCTTCCCTGTTTTTTCAGCTCAGCGGCGACGGCTCTCTTGTGGCCCTCGATATCTCGGACGTTGGTGTAGCCGGTCTCTCCACCGTTTTTCATGAACTGATAGAACATCTTCTCATATTTATCACTCATGTCAAGAGTGCCATTTTCCCATTTGCCGAGAAGTCGGCGCATGACAACGGGATTGAGCCGTCCGAAATTCTTGTGGAATCTCAACGCGTATCGCGGGCTTTCCTTAACCCATGTCATGCAGTTGGAGTATAGTGCATCGCGGAAGAAGTTGCTGACGACGAAGTCCGGGTTACGGGTAGTGTAGAAAGCGGATAGATGGCGGTTAATCCATGTGCCTGCTTTCAGCATATTACCGACAACGCCGTTTTGGTCGACGTCAGGGTTGGTAAGCCCGTTGATTGCCTGTGCCGCTCTCGGGTTTCCGTTTATGGTTGCAACAAATGTGCGTCCACCTCGCTTGATGAGTATTTGGTGTTCGCGGAGATTGTTGCGCACCACCTTATAGGGGATATGCTGCGCTTCGCGGCCTTTCTTGTATCTGTCAGGCTCTGCGGTGCGCAGTGCTTCCATGCGTTGCTCGAAGGCTTCAACCTTTTGGGCTACTTCGTCGGCTGTGTCGGTGTCCTCTATGTCAGCGAAGACAGGTACCCACTCGTCCATAGCGTCGTTGTATTCGAGCCAAATGTCATGAACACTTACTGCGTCGCTTGGGTGGTTGAGTATGAAGTTGAGAAAACGCTGTTTCATAAGGTTGCGGTTTCCCTGACGTATTGCGTCGTCGGCCATCATGCCTATTGTTGCAATAGGATCATCGGCCATACTCTCACGGCCTTCTGCCTTTTTCATGATGCTGCCGCCGAGAGGGCCGTCCTTGCTCGTGAGATAGCCATAGACTTGCTCACTCGTGGTTTCGTTCCAACCGCGCAGGGGTACATAGTAGTCATACATTCCAAGTATCTTCTCGTAAGTTTCCTTGCTGATGATACCTGAAAGGTATACTTTTTCGAGTGTCGCTTTGGTCGCCTTGTTGATAGCCTCCCACAATGCGGCGGTATCGACCATGCTCTCATAGTCGTCTACCCACTGCCGTGCTGTGTCCTCTGCATTTTGCCAATCGGCTTCGCCGGTTAAGCCTATAAGTCCGGCAAAGTCGCGATCCGTTTTCTCGCCATTTTTCGCCGCCTCGTTGCGCATATACTCGTTGCGCTCAAGGCCATGTTTCGCCATCAGGTAATCGGTCAGTTCTTTGCGCTTGCGCTTGTCGGCTCCGCATATCTTACCGATTTCTTTAAGGAGCGGCTGCATATATCGTATGAAGTATTCGTGCTGCTCTCCGGCATTCATGCTGCTCATGCGATTTTCGAAAAGATAGGCGTTCTCGAAGCCGACCACATCTTCGATCCTCTTGCCGGGACCGAGTATAGCCTGATAGAGCTTTTTCAGCCCTAACATACTATCCTGAACGGCCTCCTGGAATTGATAGCTACCGCTGCTGACTATGCGCTCATACTCATGACGCGCTAACGTTTTGTCGCGTGGAGAGAAGTCACCGGGACGGAACAATTCTTCCTCTTCAACTGTTGGATTCTCAAAAGATTTCACTATCTTTGTGACATCATCAAGGTTCAGCCCGATTCGTTCAGACTCAGCGGGATTAGTCCGTAGACTGTCGATTATCGTCTGAACCTTTTCTTTTTTATCTATACGAATAGCTTTCCCGTCCTGAATCCATTTAATCCATTCGTGGCTTTCTTTTGGGAATAAACCTGATACGCTGTTAATCTCAATATCGCCGGCCTTGTAGTCTAAGGTCACGCCCGCGAGGAAATGCTTATCACCTCGCTTAACATCGACTATGAGATTGCGCATATTTGGTTTGCTATATTCAAATATCGCAATGGGCTGTTGAATGGCCTCCACAAGTCCTTTTAAGTCCGACGCCTCAAATGGGTGGCGTTCATCACCGGCCTTCCTTGCAAGTAGGGTTGCACGCATGCATATGGGGAGATTTGGAAAACCGGCGCTCTTTAAATATGCCGAAGGCATCCCTAATTCAAAGCGAAATCCTTGAGGCAATCTTCTTTCCTCATATTGCTTCAGCGCTTCATCAAACCGCTTGCTTAATTCTGTGATTGCAGAGGGTTCAGCAGCATATTCCGCTTCTATGCCTCGCTCGGCATAGTTGCCTACTTTCAGATCCGACTGCATGGCCACGTCCTTAGCCTCACCGAGAATGCTGCTATAGCGGCCCGGCTCTGCAAGGTTCTCATAGCTACGCCACAGAATGTAGCGCAGCTCGTTGTCGGTAAGAACCACACCAACCTTATCTCGAAATCCTTCAAAGCCGATTCGTTCAAGCATATCAATAAACAGCCGTTTGACTCGCTGCCACCATCCCGACGCGTAGCCGCGTGCATCCTCGAAGTTGGTATCTTCGGCAAGTCCGGCAAGATATTCCTCGGTTGCAGTGCGGAAGTTCCAGCCGTTTTGCGCGGCCATTTCGGCAATTTTCTTTCGGATGCTCTCATCTGCACTTTGATATACATTGTCGAGGAACGTATCAAACTGCTTTCCGAAAAGCTGACGTAAGCCGTAGTGCGCGACTGCTTCATGAAGAAGAGTCTGCTCCGCGTCAATAGTGCTGACGTTATTAGGGATAACGATGGTGATTTTGCCCGTCCGCTTGTTGTAGAAACCTTTTGCAGTAGCTCGTTTGCCCTCAAGCTGTGATGCGTCGGTCAGTATCTCTACATTATCGAGATGCATACGCTCCGCAAGGCGTTGAATACGGTCAGCCATACGCTGACGCTCACGAGCGGCAAACTCGGCCTGACGCTTCTTGCTGAACCGATTTTTACCAACAACCTTTGATACCGGGTCGTTGGCTAACGATACTTCTGCATCGCTATATGCGCCGTAGCCGTCGCCCATACGCTGACGCTCCTGTTCGTTTATCCACTGTTGAAAGGCTGGGAGCGACGCACTACCGGCATTCCCCTTTTCGGGCTTGCCAATTTTCACGCCTCGTTCTGCAAGGGCATCGCGCAGAGCCGGGGGTACTGTGTTGAATGGTACTTCAATACCATGGGCGTTCAGTCGTTGTGCGTATGCCTCGGCCACTTCCTCTACAGGAACGACTCGGACAATTCTGCTCCAACGGCTTAATATGACACGTCGAGCCTGACCTATCTTGGCAAGCGCACGTCCAACTGGGCCGCTTTTCCATTCCTTTTCGCCAACGGTATCTTTGGCTTTCTCTGCTCGGTATCCGCTTGTAAGCTCGCTAAGCGGCACTTCCACCTCAACAATGACGAGTTCAGGACGGCTCCATGCACTGCTGAATTGGTCGTTGATAGGTGTGCGAGAAGTGTGAATGTAGGGATTATAAGCTGCCTTGATTGATTTGCCATTACCTTTATCGAGCTTGAAGCGGCCTTTTTCATCAGCCATTTCGGGATGTTCCTCGGCTTCTTCCCAAATGCCGACTTCAGTTGCTTCTCGCCATTCTCCGTCAACCTTTCCCGACATCGGGGGGCGAAGACCGCCGTCAATCATCTGCATTGCTCGATAGACCTTTATTGTCGGTTCACTGTTTAGGCGGTCGAGCGTGGCTTTGTCAGTTACAGGGCGGCACAGCACATCGTCCTCTGCTTCCTCAGCTGAAACATCAGTAAGCTGCGGCTCCTGTAACACGGTAAGATTGAACGGCGCACGGCTCAACATATCCACCACTTTTGCAATGTCGGTATCGTCAACGTATGCAACCATATTGTTGCCCTTTGTGATGAAGTTGTGGCCTTCAACGAGCTTCAATAGGTCGGAGTGCATAGTGTAGATACCGCCGAGTCGCTTGGATTTAGGTACTCGGAGTTCATATTGGCCGCGATGTTGCCAACCAAACGAAACTTTCTCAATCTGAACATCGCCATTCTCGCTGACAACAGCTTTGCCCTCGCGTATCTGTGCGAGGCGGCTGCTTAACGGCGCGCTGTTACGGAGGTCGGCGGGCTTGAAGTTCTCACCCATGAGTATGCCCTGACGCGTCTCGCCGTCGATGGTAGAGTAACTGATCAGGTTGCCTCTGGTCTTCTCGCCTTTCTCGGTATCGACAAGTGCCTGAAGAAGATTGCCTGTGATGATGTATCGCTTTTGGCGGGCCTGCGTTGGCACTTTGCTATCCCAATTCTCCATAGTGATAGCGTTAATCTCTTTGGGAGAATAGCGATAGGCCATTTCCGTTGCAGATATGATTGTGCTTATTGCCGGGTCGCTTAATGCAAGCTCTACCTTACGTCTGCCGTCGAGGGTTGCAAATATGGCGGTCGATGAGCCGAGAGTGTAGCTCTTGTTGAATTTGAAACCAACGAATGTGCCAAAGGTCTGCGAGAACATTTCGGGCGTTCCTTGTTTGAGGTCTTGAGGAACAACATAGATACTTCCGGCGCGAAGACGATTGAGCAACGTTTGAATGCGGAACTTAACGCCCATGATTTCAGAGCGGCGTTTATCTTGCTTACGCTCCTCTTTCTCTCGTTCTTCGTTAGCAACAGTATCGGCCAGCGACTGAATTTCTGCGTCTGTAAAGTTGTTTTCGCCACGACCTCTTGCCTTAGTAGCGGCTGCAACAGCTTTTTCCCTTGCTTTGGCGATGCGGGCTTCTCCGGCTTCTCTTAGTTTGCCGACAGCCTCATCTGCCTTTTCTTGGAAAAATTGGCTGATTTCAGCTTCTTTCTCGCGGGCATAGCGGGTCCAATTCACTTCTCCAACTTTAGAGCCATAGCGCATTTGGTCGTATTCGGTAACGATACCTTTATCTCCCACGAGCTTTCGGGTTGCTTCGATTATCTCATCTCGCTTCATGGGTTTCTTCAGCACGTCAACCTCAACTTCCTCAACGTATGTGTTATCGGCAAAAGCGTTGCCACTGCCGTGGTTCACGCCCTCGTGCCATATCTGTTTACGTTTTGTCTCGGCGCGTAATGGCATGGTGGTTATTTCGAGGTCGTTTTCTCCAGCATCATCTAGAAGCTGAATTTTCACGCGGTAAGCCTCGGTTATCTCCTTGAAGATTTCATCCTGTTCATCTACGGAAAGGAAAGCGAGATAGCGCGAGATTTTACCGGCACATCCTGTTTTCTTTGAGGTATCCTCTTTTTCCGATGTGCGCGGACCGTCCTCAGAGTCCTTTTCCTGAAGCATATCCAACGGATCGCCGAGGCGTTCTTCAAGTTCGGGATGCTCCTTCATGTATTCCCATACAACCTCATCGCCATACTTATTGAGATAATCGACAATCTCCATTTCATTAAATTTCGATTTCTGCGATGATGTTGTATTTGCGTCGAGGCTCTTTAATTTTGCCTTGAACATCATTTGAATGCGCTGCTCGGCGGGGATTGTTGACATGATGTATTCGTAACGGCCGCGGGCTACCTGACCGCTGCGGTCGATACGACCTCGCATTTGCACCTCATCGTTGATGTCGCTTTGGAATTGGGCAAACACCATGACACGCTGACGCTGGTCTTCAAACTTGCTCGACGCATGGAGCGATATACCGGTAGAGCCTGATTTGTTAATCATAAGCACATCGAGCTTGCCCGAATTGAAATCGCGCATGGCTGCTTTCTTGTCGCGGTCCTTACGAGCCTCAACAATATATTTGCCGTCCTCAGTGCGATTGAGCTGCATAGTACGGCCTGTAATCTCGGCGACGCTGTAACCAGCTTCCTCAATCCTCATACGGATTGCATCCATAGGAGATATGGGCAAGTCGGCGGCAAGGTTCATAATCTTGTCGCGGATAGCGTTGTAGGCTTTCTGACCATCGGCTGACAATTCGCTCAAGGAGATAAAGCCGCCCTCGGTGTTCTCATCTGCATCTTTCTCGGTAAATCTCATAACACCGTCGAGAGCGCGCATAAGAGTTAGTGAGAAGTTTGGCACCTCATCCATTGCAACCCCTTTCGGTGCTGATGATAAGAAGCCTTCCATTGTGTTGGTAAAGCTGATAACAGGCTTATAGCCGTTGCGTAGGTTCTCAACAACTCGGTCAGCCACGGCATCAACTTTCAGGGCAAAGAGCAACTGATTAACGAGGTTATACATCTTCGAGGCAAAGGGGACATTCTTAACGCCCATATCCTTTGTTCCCTGAGTATGACCTACAGTTGCGCCCCATTCTGCGGCGGCTTCGTTCTTTGCGTCGATTATTGGTGTGATGTAATCATCTTGGAAATTGCGGATGGCATTGAAGATAGCGGCCACTTCATCAAACTGTTCTCGCTGTCTGCGGTTGGTTTCTTCCTCTACGCTCAACCAATCAATAGTAACGCCCTCAAAGCTACGCTCACGACGTATCATTTGGCCGGACTCTACCAGTTGCTTTGACATGATTTCTTGCAGCGTAACGCCGCCTTTCTTAATAGCGTCAATTAGTTCCGAGGCTTTTACTTCGGCTTCAGCAATA